GTATCAACAGAGTTACTAATGAAGACCCTAAACTCGACGGCACAATCTCTATAAATGATTTACACTATGCTGAGTACGGTTGGAAAGTTCATCAGTTTCTGGATGTCATTGTCATTGATGGTATTGCTTATTCTCATTACTTCACCAGCGGTGTTCTTGGCCGACCATGTGTTTCAGCAGCAGCGCAACTCACAAAAAAGCACATGTCTTGCGTGTCCGGGCACCAACAAGGCTTGCAAATCCATATGTCTCAACGAGCAGACGGTAAGAGATTAACAAGTATTATTGCTGGAAGTTGCTATCAACACGATGAAGATTACATGGGTCCACAAGGTAATAAGCATTGGCGTGGAGCGTTAATGCTGCACAATGTTAATGACGGTGAGTTTGACACCGTGCCAGTACCATTGAATTATTTGGAGAGGAAATACGGTGGAAGCTAATGCACCTGTGAGCGAAGCAAACAAAATTCAGCATGGTGGTAAATTAGAGACATGTTGTATTGTTCTATCTAAAGGAGAACAGGCCCTAGTAGATTTGCAAGACTACGAATTATTGTCAACGGTAAAATGGGCATGCGTTGTTCCAAACGGAACACATAAATATGCTGTGCGCATGGATGGTACTAAATACGTTTATATGCATCGTGTAATCATGAAAGCTCCTAAAGGCACTCTTATTGATCACATTAACGGAAACACATTAGACAATCGCCGCGAAAACTTACGATTCGCAAATAAATCTCAAAATTCAATTAACACATCAAAAAGTCGTGGCGAAAGTAAGTATAAAGGTGTTTGGTTTCGAGCAAGACGTAAACCATGGGTCGCGGAAATTCATAAAGATGGTGTAAAATACCATCTTGGCTCATATGAAAATGAGCACGATGCCGCAAAAGCATATAACAAAAAGGCAGTAGAATTATTTGGTAATTACGCCGTGGAGAATGTAATTGGAATCTAAAGCAAACTCATATCAAGTATCCGGAAATCACTACAAGCAATTTAAAGGTATGGAACCATGGGATGTAATTACTGGTTGGGGTCTTGGTTATCTCGATGGCACAGCACTAAAGTACATTGCGCGATGGAAACATAAGAATGGTGTAGAGGACTTGAAGAAGGCTATTCACTTTTTACAAAAATGTGTTGAAATCGAAGAAGGTCGTCCTAAAGAGCCGCAACATTATCATCCAGCATTAAATACATATCCTAACGATTCTTGGGGGAGTAAATGAATCCAGAATTAACAATGAATAAATATCAGGTGCTGGCTCAAACCTACCAAGTTCCCGCTTCACCTCCAGAAGAGCGTGTGTTTGGTATCCTAGAAGAAGCTGGCGAGGTTGCTGGTGTGTTTAAGCGGATGCTGCGCGGCGACTATGGTCCTGACATTGCAGCAGCTAAACTAATCAAAGAGCTAGGGGACATTCTCTGGTATGTAGCTACAGTGGCTGCTGACAATGATTGGACTTTGGAAGATGTGGCTAACACTAACCTAGAGAAGCTAGCAAGCCGTAAAGAACGTAATGTAATCCTAGGTAGTGGTGATGATCGCTAATGAGTTAATTGAAAAATTAAAGTCTCTTGACGAGGTGTCGCTGCTAGAACTCCTAGACATCAGCAGCTCCGAGATTATTGATGCATTCCAAGAAAAAATCCATGAACGACTTTCGTACATCCTCGAAAACCTCGAAGACTGACGAAAGTTTGCTGAGTAAGAATCACAGCAAAAGTATTAAATATCGTCTTCGCATCCAGCAAGAGAAAGAGGCGGATGAAGAAATTAACAAGTATGATGAACTAAAGGAACCTGATGCAAGTACAACGATTCAAGACCCCATTCGCCGAACAAATTTTCCGGACTAAATATGCACAAGGACCAAATGACACTTGGGACGCCCTTGCCGACCGCTTGGTTGAAGATGTGTGTGGAAGTCGAGGGGGAACTCTCCCAGTTCTTATGTCTGACGGAGATCGAAAAGAACTTGCTCAACACATTAAAGAAATGCGTTTCCTCCCAGGGGGACGATACTTGTATTACGCAGGAAGGCCATATAAAGCTTACAACAATTGCTACTTACTTCGAGCTGAAGAAGACACCCGAGAAGAGTGGAGTGCTGTAACATGGCGGGCTATGAGTTGTTTGATGACTGGGGGTGGAATTGGTATTGACTATTCAAGACTACGAGCAGCTGGTAAGCCTCTCGCGCGAACTGGCGGAGTTGCAAGTGGGCCTATCCCACTTATGGCGGCAATCAACGAAATCGGGCGAAACGTCATGCAAGGTGGCTCACGACGATCTGCGATATACGCTTCACTTAATTGGCGACACGAGGACATTCCTCTCTTCCTTGCAGCAAAAAATTGGTCACCTGAAGTCAAAGCCCTAAAAGAACAAGACTTCAATTTCCCTGCTCCACTGGATATGACAAATATCTCAGTGAATTATGACGATGCTGCTTTGTACGAAGATGGTGTGTTTGAAACAACAGATCAATGCCTTGCCCGTAATCCAGTATTCCTACAAAATGTTCGTCAGGCAATGGAAACAGGTGAGCCTGGATTTAGCTTTAACTTTGGAAATAAACAAAATGAAACTCTACGGAATGCTTGCACAGAGGTTACTTCCGAAGATGATTCCGATGTCTGTAATTTGGGCAGCATCAACTTGGGAAATATTAAAGACCTTGAAGAGTTTAAATCCGTCGTCTCGCTTGCTTCTAAGTTCCTCGTCTGTGGGACTTTACGGGCTGACCTACCCTATGATAAAGTCTATCGGGTACGAGAAAAGAACCGGCGCTTGGGCCTCGGTCTCATGGGGATTCACGAGTGGCTCCTCCAACGTGGACAAAAGTACGAAGTAACACCAGAACTACATGAATGGTTAAAAGTATATGAATATGAATCCAAACGAGCAGCAGATGAGCACTGTGACCGATTCTACATCTCACGCCCTGTTGCATATCGAGCTATTGCACCTACGGGAACAATTGGAATACTCGCAAGTACAACTACAGGTATTGAACCGCTATTTGCAGTCGCTTATAAACGGCGTTTCCTCACTGAAGGGACAAAGTGGAAATACAGCTATGTCGTTGACGCAACAGCCGACCGCCTCATCCGAGAAACCGGAGTAAAACCAGAAAGTGTTGACACAGCCTACAAACTAAGTCACAATTATGAACAACGAATTAAGTTCCAAGCAGACATTCAAGATTACGTTGACATGTCAATCTCTAGTACCATTAACCTACCTTCTTGGGGTAGCAAAGGGAACAACGAGTCTCAAGTCTCTGAATTCGCAACAACGCTTGCTAAGTATGCTCCTCGCCTCCGAGGATTTACTTGTTACCCCGATGGAAGTCGAGGAGGTCAGCCCATCACAGAATGCGACTACGAAACAGCCGTTGCCAACAAAGGAACAGTGTTCGAGGAACATGACGTGTGCGACATCACCGGCCATGGTGGATCGTGTGGCGTCTGAAGATGGAATGCCTTTCTTAAAGAATCCCTGGTGACAACCATAGCCGTTGACCGAAAAATGATGGCAGGAGACAAGCAGTTTACCCATAACTCTGGGACCATACTCACTGGTTCTACAAAGATTTGGGATATTCCTGAAGCCTCTGCCAAAGCATTGTTTGGTTGTAAACGAGTGTTCATTGGAGCAGCAGGTAATGCTGACTCCTTTGGTCGCATTGTTAACTATGTTTGGCTACCAGAAGGTAAGCCACCAAAGTTAAATGATGTCGAGATGCTATTGCTAAACGACAAGGGTGAGTTATATCACGCTACGACATTTAGTAATTGGCTTCTATTAAAAGACCCATTCTTTGCCATTGGTAGCGGAATGCAGTTTGCCATTGCAGCTATGGCCTCGGGTAAAACACCTTACGAGGCGGTGAAAATTGCAGCTAAGTATGATGCTAACACTGGCAAGGGATTTAACAAGTTAGAGCTATAAACGAATACGGGGCCTTAATGGCCCCGTATTTTTATGTGCTAAACAATTGCTTTTCTTCTCGTCGTCGGTTTTGGAGTCCAGGGACTGGGCGACCGTTGTCATAAATCCACTTGTCAAACTCATCAGCAGCTTTAGCAAGTAAATTGGCATTCAACAGACGTAGCATAGTAGAGCGCATAAAAGCATACTCCCCTACGTTATACACAAAGCTCACCAAAGCATCAAATTGGTTTTGCTTTAACTTCACTCGCACCAACTTGTTAACAGCAGTTTGTGCCCAGGCAAGGTCGTCGGTCAGCCATTGTGTGGCTTGGCCCTCTGTACAAGTCATCCCTGCTTCAACGGGCTTGCCATGGACCTTGGTTGTACCATAACCAATAGTCCAAACACCACCAGTATCCTTATAGGCTTTATCTCTAAAGCCCTCACACTTCTTTAGAAATGCAACTCCATTAAATGAGATTTGCATATGTTTCCTTATTGATAGTTAGCACCCATTGTTTGTTTACGTTGAATAGCTTGGAACTCACGTAGCAGATTAGCACGTAGTAGTTCACGTGTTTGTGGATTAGCAACAGCTTTAATTAGATTTTGCTGTAGAAGCTTATCGAATTCACCTTGCTCACCACCAGACTTAACAAATAACTCAATGTCCTCGGTTGGGTCACGTTGCTTCAGAAACGAAGCAGCAATGTCTGCACCTAGCTTCTCACGCACTGTGTTCATACGACGTTCATCCTGTCCAACACGCGATGCAATTTCCTTTGTCTTAGATTCCTCTAACGAGTAGAGTCCAAAGTTTCTACGCATCTTATCCCCCTTAGTCCGGTCATACATCACTTCAGGGTGACGAATGTCAGATGGGCGATAGGCAGGAGTACGTCCATTTGTTTCAGGACCATGGAAATTCTCTAGATTATTCTCCATTAATCCTTTGCCAATTGGAGGAGCTACAGCATCGTAAATCCCTTGCTGAACAGATTCAGTGTCACGATGCTTTAAAGCACCTAATGCACTAGCCCACTCAGTACCCTCTTGAATAACAGGACTAATTACATTCAATGGTTTCTGGAAGTCAAATCCTTGTGGACTGAACCGACTCGACAAAGCCGTGTTAGTTAATGACGATAATGCACCATATGTACCAAACTCACCAAGATGTGATAGGGCCATAGTCTTTAGACCCCAATCTTTAGTATTAACAGCTAATTCCTTAGAACCATACTTGGCGTTCATGTCCTTTAAAAACTCAATAGCACTGTCAGCTTCACCAAATAATGGCATACCAGACATTCCGCCAAGGGCATAGCTCATCATTAAAGCCGCAAGAATGGGCTTAACATCTTTGCTACGGATCGCGTGCCCAGCCATCTCAGCCATGTTATTCCAATATTGAAACACTGGTGCCTTGTACATACTAGCCATTTCACCAACCATACCCATCTTGTCGAACACTAGGGGACGGTTATGTCGTTCAAGAGGAACAGCACTTTTATCTGTTAGTTCAGCAGCCCTGCGAAATATTTCTAGCTGTGGCATATTTGGATTACCATCACGCAGATGATGAGCAAAGCTTAGGAAACCAATTGTGCGTGATATGTAATCAGGACCAGTGATAGTTTTATCAATTAACTTGCCCGCAGCATCCATGGCAGGGTGTGAGCCTAAACTAGCATATTCATCCCGTAGTGCCTTGTTATTTACAC